GTCTGTTCACAGGCAAATTTAAATCTTTCAAACCAAACCAATATTTTTTCTAAATTATAACTTGGATAACCAACTTTATCTTCAAAGTGTTTATAATGGCAATTAAATTTTTCAGCAATGTCTGATAAATCGTCCGCACAATCTGATCCTAAGAAATAATAATCAAAATGATGTTTACGGATATTCTCTACAATTTTTTCAGTAGATATTTTTTTACCAGCAGACGCCAAATGAAGAAATGATATAGAAGCCATTACATTAATCTTTCAGACCAAGTTTTAGGAGTTTTATCGGTGATAATTTCTAAAGGGTAAGCATAGTCAAATGGTTTAGGACCTTTTTCTTTGATGTAATCAACTGTTTCTTGTATAGATTGTTGCAATGTTGTTTTTGTTTCATAGTTCAATAACCAACGAGCTTTGTCAGCAGAACAATCTGCGTGTTTGACTTCTCGTGGTCGGTCTGGCATATGAATGGCTTCGCCTTTAAATCCTGTTGCATCTGCAACAAGTTTGGCTAAATCTTTAATTGTAACTGTGCCGTCATCAGGTCCAATATTAATAATCTGACTGACAACTTTAGGGTCTAATGCCATCTTTTCTAAAGATCCAACACAATCATCAACATAAGAGAAACAACGAGTTTGTAATCCATCACCATAAATGATTGCAGGTAGTCCACGGAGATTACGATTAATCATAATACTCATTACATTACGGAATGGGTCATCATACTTTTGACGAGGACCAACAATGTTATGTGGCACAGCAATGTTCCATTCCATGCCATGTGTTTCACATAGAATCTTTAATACATCTTCACCAGCAACTTTAGCGACACCATATGGGTCAACAGGTTGTGGTGTCATATCTTCTGTAAAAGGATGTGGTTGATTACCATATCGGGCCATTGAAGTGCAATAGACAAATCGTTTTACTTTATTTTGAACAGCTGCCGAGATAGTTGCAACAGAAGCCTCAAAAATATTCTTAGTAATAAAACTAGGACTGAATACAGAGAGGCCTTCGTGTGCTGTGGCAGCTGTATGAATTACTACATCAATGTCCTGTAAAACATAATTCATCTTTTCAATATCACAACAGTCTACAACATACAATTTAGCTTTTTTAGGTACATTGTCACGATAACCTCCAATTAAAGTATCGTTGCCAGAAACTTCGTGACCTAATTGTAACATTCGGTCAGCCAAATGACTGCCTAAAAATCCTGCAATACCTGTAATAAAAATTTTCATGTTAAACTCGTTTTAAAATAGTTAGTCCGTTATTGTTGGTTCGTCTTTCAATCAACTGCCATTCAGTATGTGAGTCCATAAATTCTTGCACCGCTGGCCAAATACCTTTGCCACCGAATTCACCATGGTCACCAAATAGTGTGGTGTCATGAAATAAAATATATTTACGAACTTTGCCTGCGTGTAATTCCAATTCTTTTTGTACCTGCTCATAGATATGTAGACTATCCACCAACATCAAATCGGTTTCTGCAATTTCTACTTTACGAGTATCATCAACATGAAGTGTGACATTACGACCAGCATTTTTTGCTTCATCAAAAAACTCACGAATGCCTGGCAAAGGCATAAACTCATAGCTGTGAAGTTCTACATTGTGTCGTAAAAAAGCACGAGTGCTTTGAGCCCAACCAACTCCTAGTTCAGTCACATGATTGCATTGTGATGTTAATTCGGAGATAATTGGTAAATGTTCGTGTATGTCTGTATCTCTTTCACAGGCATCTAGATATTCTTTTTCAAAGTCCATTATTCTGTCCTAAAAGTAATCAATTCTTCTTGCTGATATTTTTGTTTAATAAATTCTTTCCACTCTGGTACTCGGTCATATTGATGCACAATGGCAAATGTTTTGCCTAACGATGTTTTAACAATGCCATCTTCAAATTTTGGTTCCGATTCTAGTAAATGTGGTCTGAACTGTGCAATCTTTGATGGGTCAACTGTTGTGCCAGCCTGACAAGCCCAACCATCTAATTGTTTGGCAAAATATGTTACACCTTTAAATGGTTGTGTTTGAATTAGAACATTATAGACCGCTTGGTCACAAATAGGAATGGGTCGGTTGATTGCATTGAATAGAATGTTGAACATCATATCTTTTACATATTCAGAAACACCACCGATTGTTCCTACATTGTATATCTCATTATTTTTAAAGTGTTCATGGACATATGGTCCATAAGCTTGCATAAGATTCTCGTTACCCCATGGTTCATCTTTGTATCTCATACCTTCAGAACCAGCAACAAGTTTTTTATCTTTGAGATTTAATTCCAGCCAAACGATAGGATTGGTTTGAAAATAGACATCTTTGACATCTGTGGTGACCACATGGTTATAATTCTGCCAGGTGTTTTTGAGAAAATCATAGATTGAGAGAAAACGAGCCACATGAACTGGTGCTTTAATATCATGCATCTTAATGATGATAAAATCTCGTTTGATTAATTCACCAATTGTTTCTTGTGAAGCATTACCAACAACCATGGCTTTGTCGCCAGTAAAACCACATTCATCAATTGATTCAACCCATGGTTTTAATTGATTGTAGTTGTAATTTGTAAATGCACCGATTATTAAGCTTTTTGACGCCATGGATAACTCCCATTATATTTTTCATTCATTATTTTATTACCATTTTCAAAAAATTCTGCATTAACAGAACCTTTACCACCATCTACTCTATAACAGGTTGTATATTCACCTGTGCAGTAAAATTTAGGAAAGTGTTGTGTAATTGCTTGTAGAAACACTCTATCTTGTCCCCAACCGCCATGCCAAACACTTGCAATTTTATTTGCTACTTCTGTTTTAATGAAGTAACAATTAGTATCTATGTGATGAACTCCGTGATATGTTGGCCAAATACCTAACGATTCACAGTCATCAAAGCAAACAAACTTACCTTGTTTGTTATACACTTGGCGTAAAGAATAACACCATTCTAAACTTCTTGTATTAATTGTTTTGATACAGTTTTCTACATGCGACCGATATAACCAATTATCTTGGTCAAGATAGGCAACATATTCCGTATTAACTAGGTGTGTGAAAGCAGCATAGACACGGTGACCATAAAATCCTTTGGCACCGACATTGATTGGTAATGAACAGACATGAACTCGTATATCATCAACAGCTGAACTCAATACTTCCAATGTTTTATCTAAATGTTCATCACCATCCACTACAACATAACATTCAGTAGGATGACTTTGATTTAAAACAGATTCAACGGCAGTTTTCACCTCTGGCGAACCAGTAGTTGGTATAATCACAGTAGCAGACATAATTTAATCTCGTGTTAGTTTTAGAATTCTCTCTATTTGTTTCTCTATAATTGGTTTACGATTTGGCCAATATATGTATTCTTTCTCTCCAGTAGAATGTAATTTCTGAAGAAAAGGAATAATCATTTTTTCTACTTCAGCCAAACGAGTTTTATAATCGTCTGCTGTTTCAGCAGTTTTGTTAATCACTTCGTTGTATTCTGCTTCAGATACAGCAGAGAAACCAAAGTCATCTTCGACATTGGCATACTCTCTCATAATTCTATCAAAGTCTGTTAGTGGCATATTTATTTGTTAATTTTAATTGTATTTTTTCTTTTTTCAACAACTTTTGGCCAAATGGATGCTCTAGCATTTTTTACTGGAGCTCCTCTGTCACTTCTATATTGTGCAGAAAAAGTTGGTTCATAATCTCCTGTCATTTTTTCACCGTTGGAGTGCACCTGGTTGGCCGTAAGTATGTAATAATTTCCTCTTTTTACTAATTTAACTGTTCCCTGTAATACCAACTGTATATTATGTTCACTAAAATTTCTAGAATTTGGTTTAAATTCATCACCATAAACAGCCTTATTTTTTAAGGTAGTATCCTTTATGTCTTTTACAATATTGGCGGCTCTAGGAAGACCATCTTTAAAATTTTCTTCTAAATCTTTAATAAATTCTTTTGTTTCAATGTGTGTGTGAGTGTTTGGCACAATCTTTGATATTCCTCCCCATTGTTGGAAATCTGATGCACGACTACCATCTTTATGTGACACCCACAGAATTGGTTTTCCTTGCTGATCCAAAAAATGAAAATCGGATTTTGGAGTACCTCCAGTTTTAACAACTTCAAAAACTTCATATATTTGATTTTTTACTTTTATTGGTACGGTTGGCTCTCCAGTTTTTTTACGAATTTCACTCATCTGTTTACGAATGGAGATAATTTCTTTTTCTTCAATGTGTGTGGTACTAATTTCTTTACCACCAAATTCATTTGTTTTTTTCAAATTTTTTAATTTTATTTGAGTGCCTAATGTGGTATTAAAAGTTATTTCATTTAAACCTTGTTTACGAACAATTTTATCATATGTTTTTTTGTCATATATGAGTTTAACTTTTTTACCATTCATTAATTCAAATTCACCATTATCTTTATATTTTTTTGCAAATATCATAAGCCTTTCTTCTCTTCCTGGCTTAGTTAATTCTCTTGCAGATAATGCTACGGCCATATTTTTTTACCTAATAATTTGAATGTCTTTTCCTGAAGTCCATACTTCAAGTTCTGTTCGTAATCTACCCTCATCTTTAAGGGTTTCATATCTATTTATAGCTTTACTCCGCCACCATTCAATCACATTTGATAATTCATGTTTCTCATAATTTTCACCAGGTAAAAGTTTATCTGTTTTACAGTTCATGTAATCTACTGCATTCTTAAATCCATAATCAGAAATATAATACCGTTTCTTTTCTGTCAACTTTTTGGCATTTTCAATCGTTAAAGAGAAAGCATCTCCTTCAGGTGTTCCTTTTAGAGCAGCTTTGGTCAGAGCAATAATCTTAGTAAATGTTCTGAGTTTTCTACTTGTTGTTGAAGTATCTCCACCCAACAAATCTCCAGTAATATTCTCTACATAGTTTTTCAAATCTGTATATCTTTGGCCGTGCATCATTGGTACAATATCCGATTCTGTTAGACCTTTAAAACGAATGTAAGGTTTCATACCATCATATTGTGATACTGATTTGGTACTACCATATAAACTGGTAGTTTCAAATAAGCAAATATTCATATCATATTTTTTATTACAGATTTCTCTTACAATATGACTGGTACAAATAGCAGATAGAAGTTTACCACCTAGGTAATTAAAACCAAATGGTTGAGATGGTACAATTACAAAACCCATAACACAAGCCGTATTAAACCGCTTGGCAGTATCTTCATTTTGAATCCAAACTTGTCCTAGGTAGTCATTGCGAGGTTTCATATAGATGACTGGTGAACCTAAACGAATGAATCCTAGAATCTTTCCTGAGTTCTTCTCTCTGACTGCCAATTGTATATTCTTACCAACTGGTGCTTTATTAATGTGTGAACTGGTAATGGCAAGTAATGGCTCCCAAACATCATTTGGTATTTCACATACTTCAATATCCATATCATTTGGGTGCATTGTGAAATCGGAGAACAAATCATCTTCAATTGGAAATAAAGAAGATGGCATATCAGCCACATTCTTTAGTTTCTCATCACGCATGTATTCTTCGGTGCTTCCAATATTACTAAAATAATCATGGAAGGCCTTGGCACAATACAAACCATTTTCTCTGGAGATTATCATACTTTAAATCCACTAAATGATTTCTTTTGTTTTTCTTCTCTTGTACCAAATGTGTTTAGTGGCTTATCATGGCCAGCATCTGCGATACCCATCTGTGCAGCCTGTTCAACATCATATAGTTTCATTTTGGCTCTATCAACACCAAGAGTAAATCGTTTATGAAATGTTGGATCATTATATCGATTCTTCAATTGTTTGACCATAATTTGGCCAAGTTCTTCTAGTTCTTCACTAGAAATTAAAGCAAACATCAAATCTGCGGTGGCGGGAAGTCCGAACGATTCACTCGTATCCTCAAGACCCGGATCACTGGAAGTAAATCCTGAGCGGGTAGTTTGTGTAGCAGATACAATAGGAACATTATACTCAACAGCAAGGCCTCGTAGTTCTTCTGCAATTGCTTTAACGTAGGTGTAGGAATTAATATTCGCACCAGCCTTAATACGAGCAGAACAACAAATATTGAGATAGTCAACGAATATAATGTCAGGTACAAAAGACCTCTTGAGATTAAGTTCATTTAATAGTGTCCTAAAATGAATAGTTGATGCTGAGGCGGTTGGATATTCTTTGATAATAAGTTTGCCTGTGGTCTTTTCACGAACACGAGAAACTTTTTTATCATACATATCTTTTGGTAACTCAATCAAATCATCAATTGTTACATTCAATAAATTGGCATCGATTCGTTCAGCAATCTTTTCTTCACTCATTTCCAAAGTGATGTAAAGAACATTTTTGCCTTGAACCATGCACGAAGCAGCCACATGACACATAAAAAGAGATTTACCAACACCAGTCCCCGCCAAAGCAATATTAAGTGTCTTAGCTGGTAAACCACCTTTGGTGATTTTGTTGAAGTAGTCGAGGTCGAATGGGATTCGTTCCTCTTTTCTGTGATAGAATTCATATCGAGCATCTGAGTCCTGTAAATAATCATGACCTACTGAGTTATCAAATGAAACGGCTAAGGCGTCTGATAATATCTTGGGAATCTGGCCTTTGTCGTGAGTTTTATCTTTGCCATCGAGAATTGAAATAGACCCCAATACTGCGTTGTAGATGGCTTTCTCTTGACAGAATTGTTCGGTTTTATCAACAAGCCATTGAACCTCGGTTTCTGTAGACTTAATCTTCTCAATCTCTGATAGATAATTTTCGCATCTCTGAACTTCATCAGCTGTGAGATTTCTCTTTTCTTTGACGGCAATACTAAGTGCTTCAATCGTTGCCGTGTTATTGTAAGTCTCCGTGAATGATGTAATTTCATTAAATAAAGTTCTCTCTACACTATCACTAAAATATTCCGTCTTTAAAAATGGTAAAACTTTCCGTAGAAAGTCCTCATTATAAATCAGGTTTTTTAATATCGTCTGTTCCAGTTTCATCCACTATTTCCTGCTCAATATTGTTTGACATCAATTCTACAAGTAAATCACCAAGATAATTTTTAAAGTCTGTATCTTTTTCCAGCTTTTTTGGTTTATCAACTACTGATTCTAACACATCATAAGCAAAAAGTAAATACATTTGTTCATTTTCTTCTTTGAACTTTACCTTACCATATTTGAATACGGTATCTTTATATGGTCCTTGTAAGAATCTTATGTGTACCGCTGTTGAATCATCTTTAGGATAAATGAAACAATAATCTGTACCTTCAATCATCATTCACCTCAAATCTTTTTTCTTGTATAGTCTTTTCTTTCCATACTTTTCTAGGGTTACCACACATTACACATTCAGGATTACCACAGTCCATTGCATGATGCTTGGCAAATTTGTGTGGTTCATCTACCGGCATACCATGTGACTTGGCAATTTTAGTTTGTTTCTTAATTTGATTTTGAGTTTTTTGAATCCGCTTAGAATGTTTTAATTTAGCATCTTCATTACTCATCATCTGCACCATTCATAGTTTCGACTTCAAAGGCTTCATCATACGAGGCGTCTTGCATAATACTACCAGAGGCAATACGATATTTGTTTTCAATAAAATCTCGGAAAGATTTTTGTTTTAAAATTGGTAACCAAAATTCTTTTGTGTCTGTTTCTTTGATACGATATTTTTTATCCTCTATAACCCCTGACTCGGTATCCACCTTACTATACCACCCGTTTGATGGTTTGATAACATGACCTGATTCAAGAGCAAGGTCAAGTAACCCACTCCAACGGCTAATACCACCATCAAAAGAAACGGTAACTGGTATCTTAGACTTCTCTTTAACATATCTAGACTTTTCAACATTAATGATGAAATTATATCCAATGACATCTGTACCTTCTTTTTCTTGCTGGCGACCAATAATAAAAATATTGTCTGCTGAGTAATATGAACCAGTACCACCACCAACAATGTCTTTAGGGAACATACCAATTTCTTTGTAAGTGTGATTAACCACAATCATTGGTACATCTTTCATTGTAAGATGTGGTGTGACCATACGGAACAAACTCTTAACTTGTTTTGCTCTTGACATATCAGCAACTGATTTACCTTCTAAAGCATCTTCAACTTCTTTCTTTGAAGCCAAATTGCCAATAGAATCAATTACAATAATCAACCTATCAGTTCTTTCAAGGTTGGTTAATTGTTGCATGATATCAAATTTTAATTGCTCAATATCAGTAAGAGGTGTATGTAGAACTCTATTGGTATCAATACCAAAGCTGTCAAAATAAGACTGAGGAGTGCCAAACTCAGAATCGTAAAATAATAACGCTGCATCTTCATATTTGTCCAAATAACTTTTTGCCATCAATAACGAAAAAGCGGTCTTAAAGTGTTTTGATGGGCCTGCCCACATTGTAAGACCGGGGGTTAAACCACCGTCCAATTTACCAGACAATGCCACATTAATAATGGGAATTGCCGTTGGTATCATATCTTTGTCAGTAAAGAACTTTGATTTGGAAAGAATTGCTGATTCTTTAATACTACTGTTCTTTTTAATCTTGTCAAGTATACTCATAATTTTCCTTTTTAAAAGTCACCACCATCTAATCTTTTTTCTTTAAAAGCAAGTTCTGCTTTCTCATCATATTTACTTATGCGATCCGCCTCACGCCTTGGAAAGCCTTTCTTTTTATTTGTAGGCTCTGTTGCCTCTTCAATTGTAACCAAGTTTTCTTTGGGAATTTCCACCGTATTATTCGCCGATTCTTTAACTGTTTGAAGTGTTTTCCTCCCACGCTTAGTAGGTTTAGGTACCGAAACGGGAATTGAAATTTTCTTTCCATATTTCTCTTTATATGTTATGTTTCCTGCTATCAATAATAACACAGCTAGAGGGTCAAATACAAGCATAATCATAAAGATTACCAGTCTTACAGCCTTGTCTAAGGCACCATCACCACTACCAAAAAATATATCTGCCACATATTTGATGGGGCCAACATCTGCCACTAATTTGTTTTCTTCTTTAAGAAGTGGTAACTTTTTCTTATTGATTTCTGCCAAATCTTTTTGTGTTGCTTGAATCTGCCTATCAATAGATGCTGAAGCCGTTTCAGGATTACCAGCACGCTTGAGTAAATATTCTAGTCGTTGTTCGGCAATCTTTTGTTGTGAATTAAGTGTTTTAAGTTCAGCAGTATTTGCACCAGCATCTAATGTAGAATCAATATGTGATTTGGCCAAGAAACCAAAAATACCCATTGAAGTAATAAACATTAAAATGACTACGGCAGCCGTCAAATATGATTTCAATAAAATATTAGTTTTTTGCCAATTATTATATAGCCATGATGCAGTAATCAATTTAGCGAATTCAAGTGTTGAACCCATAATAACAACTGGCCAAAATGCACCAGAGAATATGAGTGCGAGACCAATAACTGAATAGTAGGCAGCAGTACCAGATAATAAGAATGCTGCTAAGAATGTTAATATGATTAATATCATGAGAAGAAATCCTCTATTGAACTTGTTTTTTCTGTTTTCCAGCCCATACAATCCAGAATAACTTTAATTGGTTCTAAGAATGCCTTATCAAATTGCATATCATAATCAATATACTCTTGCAATTCAAATTCTTTTGGTAAACGAGATGGATACGAAATGACTGTATCTTTAAATGGATTAGGCATCTTTAGGTAAGTAAACTTAACCTTTTCACCTTCTTGAATGAGTTGATATTTCTTGGTTAGATTCTTTTGTTTCAGATTGTGATTATAAAGAATGGCACCTTTGACATGAATTGGTGTGCCTTTCTTATACAATGTTGATGCATCAGAATAGGTATTTAGGCCATTAAGACCACGAGGAAAAGAGATTTCTTCTACAGGTAGTGTTTTGAATTCTTTTCTAAAATCTTCAATAAATTTATATACATCTTCTTGTGTACCATTTACCATTAACTGAATGGCTTCTTTCATTCTCTCACGGATGGCAGACGGTGTGGATGATTTAATCATTTCAAGACCCATGACTTTCATCTGTGGTTCTTTATATTGAACACCTTCATTATTATACACATTCAAAATATATCGTTTCTTGGCAGTCCAAATGCCTTTGTTAGATAGCCCTTCTCGTTTCATCTCCATCTTTTGTTGATAGGCATGAACATAATTTCCAAGTTCACCATAACACTTATCAATGTATGGTTGAAGTTTATCTTCACAGATTTTATCCATAAGAGAAATTACTTTTTGTTTGTCTGATGTATCTTTGATAAATTTGTTAACCAATTCACCCATGCGGAGATAGATTGAATCTGTATCAGAAGCAATCACATAATCTTTACTATCTGTTTCCAGTAG